CGGCACAGGTGCGGCGACCAAGACGGCTTTGCCTAACACTGGCTCGTTGACCAACATCGCCAATGCCACCTTTCAAGTCGATATTTACACTGTGCCGGGGGGCGTGGACATTGGTATTCGTGTGCAACGCTACAACAACGCCGATGGCGCGACGACTGTGGACGAGCTTGTGATTGCTACTGACCTTCCAGTAGCGGCTACCTATAAAGGCGTTCGCTACTGGATGGCCAATACAACGGCGGTGACGCTCACTTTCGCTTACATCCACACCTACATCGAGACGGACTAACTGCCGAACGTTGGCTTCTGCGGCAGGAACGCGTTGCTTAAGATCAGCCCGCTAATCTCTTCGCGCTGGATGCCGACACCATCCTGATACGGCACGACAGGGTAGCCCAACTCTTCGACCATCTGCCGGAACCGCTCGTAGGTCACAGACCAACCCTTCGAGATTTCCTTCATGTAGTAGACGTAGTGATCGAATACGTTGCGAAGGTCAGCCGTGTCAGTTGGCTTGCCGGGGCGAACCTTGTCACTCGACTGCAAGAATGCTGCAACGCTGTTGTTCGCACGAACGACCTGATTGAGGCGCATCTTGTGCGACTCTGGCAGGGTGTATTCGTTCTGCGTCTGTAGGCGACGAAGCCCTTGCACAGCCCAAGCAGCGATGGCCTCACGCTCTTCTGCGACCAACACCTTGAAGTAGTCCACGACACGCTCCGAGTCAGGCACCACGCGGTCGAAGTCGAAGATCAACCAGCGACGGGCGAAACCACCTGACGTATCACGCGAGCGCGGCAAGTGGTTCGACGCGAACCAGTGTGCGGCAATCGGCTTGAACTCAAAGCCATCACGCCCCTTGAACTCGGTAGGCACTTCCTCGCCGCCGACGATCATCTTGAACTTATCGCCTGCGATGACTGCTTCCTCTGGCAACTCGCCGCATAGGTTTAGTGTCTTGCCCACCAGCGCGGAAAGCTGGAAGCGTTCGTTCCACAATCCCGGTGGCAGGGACGTGCGGCTGTCCTCAGGCATGATCGCCCGCAAGACTTCCATTGCCTGCGACTTGCCGGTGCGTGGCTTGCCATGCAGCAGGAACGCACGCTGGTAGCGAGACGCGATGCCGAACAGCGTGGCGGCGAATGCCTCTTGGAGGGCCATTACGCGCTCGTTGTAGTCAGGCTCGTCACCCCATGCTTGCTCAAGGAACTCCAACCACTTGTGCGCTTCAGTAGCGCGTTCAGGGATGTAGTTGAACGGCATGGTGAACGTCTTACCATACTTGGGCGAGTGGTCATGCAGGGTTAGGCTTGAGTCGAGGAACCCGTTAGCGAAGTTCACGCCTTCCTCAAGCTCCGTGGCAAGGTTGCCGCGAACCATGTTCTCAATGGTCTTCGTCACCGCCTCGTAGTCGTTGTGCCGACGAACGAGAACATTACCTTTCACGGTCTTGGCGACCATCATGTAAATGTCCTTGCGGTCGATGGCCTTGAAGTGAGCGCCGTTCCACTGCCAGAACTGACCCTGCGAGTGGATGATGTCACCACCTCGATTGATCTCTTCCACGACCTGACGTGCCACCTCTTCGTGGTCGCCTGCCTGCTCGTTGTCGTCCCGACGCGCAGCCTTGAACTCGGCCTTCAAGTCAGGACGCGACAGATCAAGACCCTCGCCGGATAGACGCTGGATGTTCTTGATGAGCGTGTTGAACTCGAACTCCGAGAAGTTCTCGTCCTTGGCGACTTCGGAAATGAGGGTCTGAATGACCTTCATCCGATACTTGGGATCGTCGTTGGTGTCCTTGGCGATGTTCTCTTCAAGGTAGTCCCGCGCCCGCGTGATATCCCACTTCTGCTTGTTGTTCTTCTCGATCATCGCGGCAATGCCGGGGTGAGCAAGGTCAGCTTCGGTGAGACCCACGTCCCAATCGTTCGGCAGGGTCTTGCCTGCCTCAACGTCCTTGAGCAGGAACTCGATCAGCTTGCCGACGCCTTTCGACGGGTCCATGTCGTCGCCCGACTTGTTCGCCGTGTAGGTTTCCACCCATGAAGCCATCTGCTGCATCGCGTCGGCCAACGGGAAGCGAAGGTTCTTGTCGATCCCAAGGACCACGCGTGCGAGGTAGCCAGCGTGACGAACCATCTGAATGTCGCGCTCGCCCTGTGGCACCACGTCCAGCGGGCCGGAACGACCACTCTGTGCAAGGCTGACACCCTTGAGACCAAGCGCATCGCGCAAGATTTTCTCAATGTCCATCGGCATGACGGGGATTTTGTCGAGCACGTCCCACAGATTGACGTTCGACGTGTAGGGTTTCTTCGTGTCAGGGTGGATCGAAGGCGGCATGACCATTTGGTTTCCCTTGCCGAGGAACTCGACAATGGACTGGTTCTCGCTGTCACGCAGCTTGAAGTTGGGTTGACCCTGCCACTTGAAGATCAGGCCCATGCCCTTCTTGCCGATACGCACCCAAGGGGACGTTGGCAGGGCATCACGAATGGTCTTCACCATATCCTGATCTTCGGTGTCGATGTCGATGGCACACAGGCCAGATGCAGGACCGAATGGCAGACCGATGTTGGACTGTGGGTATGTCACCAGCCAGTGTCCGCGCACTGCCTCGCTTGGCATCACGTCACCGTATTGGGTCCACTCGTTGAGGATCGGTGCCTTGCCTGCACCCTTGCTGGTGCTGTCAAATCGCTTGAGCGGGATTACAGGAATCCCGGCGTCCCAATAGAGGGCCGCGTTGTCTTGAAAAATATTGGACATGTATTGCTCCGGTTAGATATCGAGTTCGCGGCGATCAACGCCAATCACAGACTTCTTGCGAGAAATACGGCTGTGAAGAAAACCAATGTCGTGGGTAATCATAGTCAGTGGCTTGCCATCATAAATGTCGCTGCGGATATTGTCGATCAGCAGTTCAGCCACCTTGTCGCCGGGTTCAACGTCGTCATACTCTCGCAGCGTTTGCAGAAAGCTACGACGCATCTTGCGATCCACGAACTTGAGCATGACGGCCACGATGAAACAGCCAATCGCCATGCAGGCGAGGATGATGCTCGGCCATATGGTGTGAAAGGCGTTGTAGCTGAAGAAGGAGAACGTCGTGTTGGCGATGCCAAGGGTAGAGTAGAACTGTATCATCTTCTTCATCGGTAGGGTTCCAATTTGCGGAGGAAAATCTCGCGGTCCTTTTCACTGCCTACGTCGGCAACGATGCCGATGACGACTTCCATGAACTCTTCCATGCGTTGCGCTGTCGTATTCCGTTCTCGCATCTTTAGCAACTGATCGACCAAATTGGCTTTCGTCTTCGTGATTGCAAGGCGGTCGCGGGTCTCAAGACCCTCGCCGGTTCCCATTTCGTTGAGGGCTGTCATCAGGTCGCGGATTTCGGTGGTCAGCTTCTGCTGGTCCTCTTCCGAAAGCTTGATGTCCTTCGACGGACGCCCTCGACCAACCTTGGCCTCGACTTGGACTTCCTTTTCGACTACCACTTCCTTGATTTCGGGGGCCAGCAGCTTCTTCAAAAGGTCAACGACCTCCTTGTCATACGGACATTCAGGTGCATCGAGCATTGCAAGATTGTCCTTGAGGGTGTTAAGCCCTGTAAGGACGGCGAGTCGGAGTTGGGGGTAAACTATCATGGACACCTTCTCTCTCTTATTCTCTCATAACGCAAACTGTTTTTTGGATAATAATAAGTAATATAGAGAAAACTAGGTTGTAGAGCAACCATTGCCATCCCTTTCAATCTCGGTCACAGAGGCCCCCATGTTTGAACAGCTATACCAGCAAGCGAAGCTACGGTTCGGTGATTCCAACGCGTCCCAATCTATGGGCGATTGGATGATGTCGAACACGACGATCAAGAAACGACCGTTCTCGTTTGACGATTACCCATTCCAGAAGGCTATTGCCGACGATATGCACGGCAATCTCTCGGTGAAGAAGTGTTCACAGGTCGGCCTGACCGAAGTGCAGATCAGGAAGTATCTCGCCATCCTGTCGCGCTCGAACGCCATCAACGGCATCTTCTCGCTGCCGAATGAGAAGATGTTCACCAAGATTTACAACGGTCGTATCAAGCCGATCCTCGAACAGGATAACGTCTTCAATCCGCCAACGGGTATCAAGCCCACACGGTCGAAGGATCAAATCCAAATCCGAGACAGCTTCGGTTACATCACGGCTTGCACCGAGGGTGACGCTACCTCCATCTCTGCTGACTTCCTGTTTCACGACGAGTTAGACCTCTCGCCGCAGGAGATAATTGCGCTCTATCAGTCCCGTCTTCAAGGTTCTGATATGCGTATTACGCAGTCATTCTCCACGCCAAGCTTCGTGAACTACGGCATCGACAAAAACTACAAGCTGACGGACCAGCGCGAATACACGATGAAATGCGAGGCGTGCAATCACGTCCAAATCCCACGCTTTGAGCCGAAGTTCATCCACCTCGATCACTTCCCCTTTGATGTGGAGTCGTTCACGGAACTGACGGCGCAAGAGATTGCGACCATCGACCTGAGCAATACATATGTTAAGTGCGAGAAGTGCGATGCACGCTTGGACCTGTCGAACGCCGATCAGCGCGAATGGGTCGCTACGTTCCCAACGCGTCTGAACTTCCGGGGCTATCAGGTTCGCCCCTTCTCGACGCACCGCATCAAGCCGGATTACATCTTCAACCAGCTTGCCAACTACCAAGAGCGCAGCTTCACTCGCGGTTTCTACAATACTGTGTTGGGTGAGGAATACACTAGCTCAGACGCGAAGATTCAGCGTGCCGACGTGGAAGCAGCGATGCAGAAGGGAACGGCCAGTATCCCCAACATCAGCAGCGACGATGCCTGCTTCCTCGGGATCGACGTTGGTATGGCGTGCCATATCACGATTTCCAAGGACGATGCGAACGGCTTCCCTGTGTTCGTCCTGTTCGAGACGGTGCCAGCGTCATACCTCGTCCGTCGCGTCGAGGAACTGATGTCTATCTACAACATCGTGCAGGGTGCCATCGACCGCTTCCCTTACACGAACGAGGCCAACGAACTGCGTGACCTGACGATGAGCCGCATCATGCCGATCCAGTATCGCGGCAACGCAGGTTTGCAGCCAGTATTCGAGCCTGACACCAAGATCATCTCCCACTACTCGGCCAACAATACGATGGCTCTCGACCGGGTGCGTGCGCTGGTTTCCAATCGAAAGATGTCTATCTCTGGCTATCAGGGAGCGAAGGAAACAGTCATCGCCCAATTGACTGACATGGTTCGTAATGACGCGCCGGGTGGTGACGATATGGGTGAGTGGCTGAAGGTCAGCGGCAATGACCACTACATGCACTCGATGGCCTTCAACTTGCTGTCGCGTCGTATTGGTGATCACTTGTTTGCAACTCAAGGCTCAACCATGCTAACAAGCCCCTCGTTTTTTGGTCAGACCTTTGGTAGTGGCCAAGGTTCACTTGACCTCAACGCGGGGATGAGTATGAAATCAATCCAACGTATTTCGAGGTTAGGGTAAATGGCAGGTATCATCGACGGACTAGGCGCTGTTCTCCTGCCCAAGGGTAAGGGGGTCAAGGGCGGCAAAGGTTTCACGCCGACGTTCAACCCACGTTCGGCAACGATGACTGCTCCGCAGTATCGTGACCACCTCACCGACCTCTACAGTTCGCGCCAATCGAGTGACAGTCGGTCGCTCATGGCGATCCTCGCCAACATGGACCCTGACGTATCAGCGGCCATGACTGCGTTCCTGTCTATCGCTGGCTCTGTCGATCCTGTTGTCTATGCCTACAACGAGAAGGACGAGATTGACCCTGAGGGGATCACCCTCGGCCAGCAGTTGCTTGCCTTGCTGACGACGACCAACGATTACACAATTGGCTACTCGGCCAAGCCCACTGTCGATGCGCTGTGCAACGACCATCGCTACCTCACGCTGCTTCGCGGTGGCACAGCATGCGAACTGGTGCTGGACAAGACTTATGTCCCGAACGAACTGCGTCTTGTGGACCCGGTTAGCCTTGAGTGGGAACAGCGGCAGAATGGCGTCTACTCGCCCATCCAGCGTCCTGCCAACTCGAACGTGCCTATCGACTTGAACATCCCAACGTTCTTCACGTCGAACTTCCATCAGTCGCCGCTCGACCTCTACACCTATTCGACCTTTGTGAGCGCGATCAACACTATCGCCTCGCGTCAACAGGTCATCAATGAACTCTACCGGATCATGAAGATCGTCGGCTATCCTCGCGTCGATATCGAAGTGATGGAAGATATGCTGGCCACCGCTGCGCCGCCTTCCATGCGGACTGACCCTGTGAAGATGCGTGCCTTCGTTGAGAACGAGCTTGGGCGTATTCGCGCAACTATCTCAACACTTGGCAGCGCCGATGCTTTCGTGCATACGAGCGCAGTCAAGGCTACGATCATCAACGACAAGAACCCGTCAGCGGGTATTCAAATCGACAACGTGATTGAAGTGTTGAACGCACAAAACCAAGCGGCACTTAAGGTCATGCCTTCCGTGGTCGGCAAGGGGAACAACGGACAGGTCGCTTCAACAGAGGCCCGTCTGTTCGCTCTCAACGCGGACGCTCTTAATCGGTCGGTGGCAGGATTGTTCACTAAGGCATTGACCTTGGGTGCGCGCTTAAGCGGCTACGCTGGTCGCATTGAAGTTGTCTTCCCGCCTGTAGAACTTCGTCCTGCGCTTGAGCTTGAACCGCAGAAGACGATGCGTGCCAGCCGCTTGAAGACTGACCTCTCCCTCGGCATCATCACCGACATTGAGTATTCGATGGAAATGTATGGTCGCCCACCACTGCCGGGTGCTCCACCTCTGTCGGGCACGAACTTCCTTGACGCCAAGGAAGAAGAAGTTACGATGAAGACGGACGACGTTTCATCGAACACCGACTCCTTAGGCCGTAGCCTGAGTGGTGAAGGTGGTAATGGTGTTGCGAAGGACAACGCTGCGAAGAGCGGCAATACCAAGGCTAAGCCTGCTGGAAAGCTATAATATGACCACCATTGCTTGCGACCTCAAATCAATGTCCGGTGACGGATACACTACCAAGGGCGATACCATCGTTGGTCACGACGATGAGAAAGTCTTTCGTTTGCCTGACGGCAAGATCGTCGGCGGATCAGGTGACGTGGTAAACATCGCGCACTTCATCGAGTGGATACAAGAAGACGTGACGGACGAAGGTCCGAAGCTGAGCAAAAACTTTGAAGCCTTAGTTCTCCACCCGGATGGCAAGCTTTACCACTATGACAATCGACTTACCCCGAGTCTCTGTCTAGGTCATAGCGCGATTGGTTCGGGTGGAGACTTTGCCTTGACTGCGATGGACATGGGTGGCGACAGCAAGAAGGCTATTGAAATGGCGATCTTGCGCGACTTGTCCACTGGCGGTAAGATCACAACTCTCAAATTATAGAGTGGTTGCCCAACAACCACTGGACTCCTGACATCACTCCGTAATACAGGCCACAACATGAAGCAGTTACCAATGACCGCCGAGCTTTCGGCACTGATTAAAAGTCGGGTGGGCGAGGACGTTGACACGTCCAATCTCGCGGTCTTTGAAACGATTGCTCTCAATACGAAGCCCCTACCCGGCAAGCGTGGCACCATTTGGGAAAACGCAGTTGTTAAGCCGGTCACTCTAGCGCAGATGGTGGACTACATCATTTCGGGAAACCACCTCCCGTTGATTGCAGACCATGAATTGTTTGGTGCCCCCAAGGGCCGGTTCTTCGACGCCGCGCTGTTCTCGGACAGCAACAGCCTAGACGATCTGGAAATGCGGGCGCTGTTCTATTTGGACGAAACTGAGGCTGTCACCATTGCCAAGCTGAACGCAGGTTCGCTTGACGAAGTATCGGTCTCGTTCCTTCCTACTGCGTTTCTCTGTTCCGATTGCGGGTTTGACTATTTCTCGCAGGGTGATATGGACAACATCGACTCTCGGACTTGTGATCTCGGTCACACCTTGGGTTCTGATGGCGTCCACGCAGAGATGGTTGGGCTTAATCAGTTTGTTGAGCTTAGTTTGGTTGCACGCGGTGCAGCAGACAAGCCTAAAATAGTTGGCAAAAGTAATTCAAAGCTTGCGCCTGAATCTGTCTATCGCCTAGCGGCGAAAGGTTTTGCAACCGATCGCCTCGTTTTACAGGCGTCAATTAAGAAAGTAGACGACATGGATACCACTGTTCTTGTGACCAACCTTGCCGAAGTTACGGGCAAGTTTGCTGTCAGCGAAGCCGACAAGGCCCGCCTGACGACTGAACTTTCGGAAGTGAAGGGCAAGCTGACAACTGCTGAAGCTGATGTCGCTCGTCTCACGACCGAACTCGCCGCCGCCGTTTCCGCGCAGCCTGCAAAGCCTGCCGATTACGACACCGCCGTTGCAGGCAACACGGCTGCGGTCGCGTTCTTGCAAGAGCAGCTAAACGGCCTCTTGGTCGCCAGCGGCAAGCCGAAGCTTGAGGGTGATGCGCTTCCTAAGGAAGTGTCTGAACTCAAGGCGTCAATCACCGAGCACACCAATAACCTCACTGCTATCATCCCTACGGGTGGTGTTTCGCAGAGCGGCACTGGTGCCTCAACCGAGCCGAAGGTCGATTACTCGAACTTCTCGGTTCGTCGTTAATCTGAAACAAGGATAAGAGCACATGGCTTACACTGGTTCCGGCGTCGTCGCCAGCGGGTTCCCTCAGACCGCTGACAAGTTCACTTTCACCTACTACCTGACGGGCGCGTTCGCTGACGAGAATGCTGTCCGTGCCACAGAAGGCAAGGCTGTTTCTCAGGACACCGCCGCTGCCAGTTCTGTGAAGCTTGCTGCCAACGGCGAGCGCATCTTTGGTCGCGTTTACGTTGCCGAGCGGCGTGCGATCTTGGGCTTCAACACGGCTTCCATCCAGCGGAAGTTCAAGGAGAAGCTTCCTGCCGCAGTCGGCCACGGCATCGGTCTCGGTGCTTCGGTTGTCGGCGCGGGTAATGGTCTCGTTCGTCTCGCTGCTGCTGGTGCAGAAGCGGGTAGCGCGGGCAACATCGTAGTCGAGACGGGTGACAATTACGTCGTCGTCGAGCAGTTCTAAGGGATACCGAACATGACTAATCTGCTTTCCATTGTTAAGGGTCGTCAGCCAGCCGAGACGCTGCTTGCCGGTCTGCGGGACGAGAACCGCGCCGCCTCTTTGTCTGCCGGTCAGAACCTGATCGCCAAGGCAAAGGAAGCTCGCGTCAGCGTTCCTGATTACCTTCGTCTGGCCGTTGACACGACCACGGGCAAGTTTGCCGGTGCGTCCGCTGACGGCTTTGAGGTCGCACTCGCGTTCCTGAACCTCCCGGTCAAGGAAGACTTCAGCAAAGGCATTCTGCTTGAAGCTGCTGCCGAAGCGTTTACGACCTTCCCCGGCACGCGTGCCCTCTTCCCTGCCGTGATCGACACACAGGTTCAGTGGCGCTACCGTCAGGATCAGATCGAAGACGTGACCAACTTGGTCTCGCAGAGCCGCAACATCAGCGGCGTCGAGATGATTACGACTGTGGTTGACGACCGCCCTGAGGACTACCAGCAGGTCGGCGTTATCGCGGAAGGTGCGAACATCCCCGTTCGTGCGCTTCGCACCAGCGAGAAGGGCGTCAAGTTCTTCAAGTTCGGTGGCGGTATCGAGTTCACCTATGAGTTCGAGCGTCGGGCTTCGCTGGACATCATCAACCCATACGCTGCGCGTATGGAGCGTGAAGTTCAGATCGGTCAGACTGCCATCGCCACGGCGATGCTCATCAACGGCGACGGCGTGAACGGCGCTGCCCCTGTGGTGAATGCGAGTGACCTCGCCCTGTCGCTCCCTGAGTCGGGTCGTCCTGTTGCTGCGGCTGGCCGCATCAATTGGGAAATCTTCCTGACGTGGCTCGTTCGTCGCGCACAGACGGGTGCTCCGATTGATACCATCGTAGGCAACTACGACATGTATCTTGAGTGGGTCCGCATGTTCGCCACGCCTTCGGCCAACTCGGGTGCTCCGCAGATTCAGGCGCTTCAGGCGGCGGGTGTGCAGGTTGCAATCGACAACCCGAACTTCCCGCTGAACGTGCGTTTCGCGCTCAGCACCACGGCCCCCGCCGCGAAGCTCATCGGCTTCATCAAGTCGGAGACCTTGGAGGAGTTGGTTGAGAATGGTTCGGATATCGAAGAGTCGATCCGCGCCATCGAGAACCAAAAGGTTCGTTACTTCAAGACCACCAACAAGGGCTATCGTTTGATCTTCAACGACACCCGGTCGGTCCTCAACCTCAACGCCGCATAAGCGTTGACATCTAACGGGAAAGGGGGCTAAGGCCCCCTTTCTTGTATCTGTTACAAGTCCTTGCAAGGAGAATACAATGCCCCGTAAGCCTGAAGACACGAAGCTTCCAGAGAACGCTTCGCCCACCGATTTGAATGCCAACAACAACACCCGCGCCGAAGAGTTCGAGCTTAACCGCACGACCGACACGGACAGCGGCGAAGTCCTTGAGAACTCCACCGGCTCCAACTCGGTCGATGGCGAAGACAGTTCCAAGGAAGGACGCGACGGCGGTCCTCCCCCTCCCGGCACCGACAACTCGACTGCCGAGCGCATCAAGGTGAAGACCTCGGGTGCTTTCCTGTTCCACGACCCGTTCAGCAACACAACCGTGGACAACAGTGACGACGGCGGCAACAAGGACGGCGTGCTTCGTTCTGCACTTGTGCAGGGTGCGCTTGACGACGGTCGGCTGGTCGAAGCCTAATGCTGCGTAGCGGAAACGCTGCCAGCTTTCTCGTAGAGTTCCCGTCAGGTGCGCCTGACGGGAATCTCTCTTGGACGCTATTGGGGCCTGATGGAACGCTTCTGACGAGCGGCTCTATCAACACGCCTGACAATGCCGTCTCTGAACAGATTGTAGTTCCCGGCCAGTATAACACGCTCCCGGCTGGTGAGCTTACTTCTTACCGTGATCTGACGTGGACCTATTCAAAGGGCGGCGCAATCATCAACGGTGAAGAGCGTTACACGCTTCAAGGCCGAGTGCCTTACGGTGCCACCCCTCAGGGTGTTCGCAACAAGTTGGGTGTCGATCCACACGATCTGCCTGACGACGAGATAGACTTGGTGAAGGCATACTACGATTATGGTGTGCTCGTCGCACGCACAGCCTTCCCTGACGTGATTACCGTGCCGCAGCAGGACATACGCATTCGAGACGCGATAGAGGCGCTGGCGGCGCTTGTGCTGGTTCCTAGCATGCAAGTTCGCATTGCCTCGAAAGAGAGCAGCGGCACTGATACGTTCCAGCGTCAGAAGATTGATTGGGCGCTACTCGCTGATAACCTCAACGCCATCGTTGTGGGCGGTGCGCTCATTCTCGATCCGGCGTTCGATGAGACGGCAGGCTTCGGGGCTGTGTTCATTCTTGCTTCGCCAACCACCGATGCCATCACCGCAGAGGGAGCGGTGGGTTAATCCCCACGCTCATGCGCTATCTCGGTGCGCTTCACTTCCAAACCAATGGTCCGGTAGTTACGGATTTCTGATTGAGCCATCGGCAGCATGCTGAAGTTGCTGATGACCAACTCGCTGACTTCATCGCCATTGTCCATGTTCAGCAGCTTGATCTTCGCGCCTTCGTAGAAGTAACCATGTATGGCGTCGATGAGTTCGATCTCGTCCAGCAAGTTCAGGTCTCGGTAGCTTGACACAGCAAGAGCAACCCGGATCGCCCACAGACCGCCGTTCTCGTCAAACGAGAAGCCGTCTAATCCTACCAGCGTGTGCTTCGGTAGTTCGTTCTCGTCGTTGCGGCTCTCAAAGTTGTGCCACTCCAAGAAGCCGTGCGTGCCTCGGGCGTTCAACTCATCAATCGTGTCGGTGACGTGCCGCATGATTGACTTGTAGACAGGTTCGATTACGGAGGGACGCGGAGAAGACATTTGGCGAGACTTTCACAAAGTGCTGTTGTTATTCGTTTCGTCCTTGGCAAGGGCCTTGTCAAGGCTCGTCAGCGTTACGACGACACCGCTCGCGCTATCTTCCGTCGCGTTACTCTTGAATATGCCGAGGGTGCTTACGAGGAAATGCGTAAGAACCTACAGGCCACTGTCGAGGCCGACGTTCGAGCAGAGCTTGTTCACATGGCCCTCCTGTTCCGTCGTCACATCATCGGAGCCGCAGGCACCAAGACTACGCCATCTGGCGGATTAGATACCGTCACGAAAGGGTCCGGTGCTCCACGCCAAACTCTAAGTTCTATGCTTCCTGCGTGGGCACCTCGCAATGCTGAGTATCTTCAGCGCAAGCGCACTGCCACAGGTGGCGTAGGATGGTTCGACAATCGCGGCTGGAAAGAGTCGCAGTATGACGCCCGATACTCTAGCCGTGTTAGCCGCAAGCCGGGTAGGGCAGCTATGCACGGTTTGCTGTTTCGTGAAATGCGGCAGGATACTTGGGAGACTATGTTCGGTCCCATCAGCGTTCGCTTCTATCGTCAGCGCAAGCTGGAATCCACAGATGGCGTTGCCAACTTGGGTGTCGCCAAGAAGAAGAATATGCAGGTGCAGATCGGCAGCATCCAAGTGCGGGCGCTTGGCCGCATCACGCCTGCAATGCTCCCCGGCTTCACGTCAGGAGACGTGCGAGCAAGTGTCGCAGGCAATCCAGAGTTGATAAAGCTGGTGTATGGTTATGACCCACAACTTGCTCTGCGCTTGGGTCAAATGAACAACGGTGTGTATCGTCCTACCCTTGAGCCGTTCCTTGGCTTCTTCCTCACCCGCTCGCTGCCGTATGCAGTGAACGAGCGGCTGAGGAAGGGTGTTCTCAAGACTGCATTTAGATCGTCATAGCGCGATTGATCGCGGCTACAGCAGCATGGACATCAGCATGACCAGCCGCAAGGTTCTTCACGCCCTCATCACCCACCTTCGGTGGAGTAGGCTGACTACCCTTACCACCGCCAAGTGCAGCGTTAAGAAGAAGAGCCATAGAGTTGTGACGTGCAAGGGACTGCGAAGTAGTGAACCCTAGCTTCAACTGAAGCTTAGCTTGGATTTCACGCCGAGCTAGGCTCCAGTATATTCCATCAAGATCGGATTCTACGCAGTCGAATCCCCAACAGACGGCATCTCCGAAGTCGAGGGACTCGAACCATTCGGTAATGGCACTGATGGGGCTGGCATCATTGCTTGAAACTGGACGCTGAGGTTTGCCAGACCCGTGGTCCGCTTGGCGAAAAAATACAGGGCATGCTCCGCTGCCCACATAAGCATCCGCTCAATTACTTCACCATCAAGATCAACTTGATCCGGCTTGATGAGGTCGGCCTCAGGGTCCGTGATGATTTGGTTCTTGTCGGTGAGGCAGCGGCGGATGACGTAATCCTGTGTGAAGGGATCGTTCATGAGCAAAGCCATTGCCGTCTGAGGATCAGGCAGCATCCGACGAATGTCCATCTCAAGACCGTAGGTCATCTTGAGGGGAGCTTTGCCGGTCTCTGGAGGGAAGGTGAAGAACAACTCAGGACGGGGCATATCCTTGAGTGCTTGAAGAGTTGCGGCCTGATCGTCCATTATTCTTTCTCCGATACGACCATTCGCTTGACGAACTTGGCAATGGCCTCGTTCAGCGAAATGTTCTGCTTCATGCCGAGTGTGAGAAGCTCATTGACCTTTGCGTTCAAGTTGGTATTGTCGGCGCGTGCAAGGTCACTCATCTCGCTGTATCTCGCAAGCGGCACCCTGATTGTGAAACTACGGTGTGATTCAGCCATTATATCTTCCAGCGGTTATCTGTGGTTGTCTTCGTCTCTATTGAGTAAAACTCGAAAGAAGGCAAGGGACAATTACCAAACACCCGCGAGTTTCAAATAGGAGCCACACATGGCCGACGTTCAGAAGTCTGCATTTTCTCTCTCCTCGGCCACGATCATGCTTGGCCGTGCATTTCAAGACGATGTTTTTGGTTTGAAGCCTGCCACCGATTCTGTCGGTATGGTCTCGGAAGTCAGCATCGGCATCGACAGTTCTATTACGGAACTGTTGAACGGCGTGCAGCAAGTTGCTGTTGACGCCAAGCGCACAGGCGTTTCGGCGTCGATCACTGGCAACGTGTTCGAGTTTACTGCTCAGAACTTTATGCGTTCGCAGGCAATGTCGGGCACGGCCACTCAGGTCAAGCGCGGCGTTCTGTCTGCTGACGTTGCTGGCGGTGCGGTTTCACTCTCGGTTACGTCTGACCCAATTCCGGGTGAAGCTGCCTCGGCCATCACGGCGATCAGCGACATTCCATCGGGTTCGACTATCCTGATCCAGCGCACTGGTGGTGAGACCGACTATGTGTTCCCGACCAAGACTTCGGCTGCTGCCACCGGCACTGGTCCGTATGTTCTGCCGATTGCTGCTCCGTATGCAATCCCTACCGGCACCACCTTCAAGGCCGGTGATCGCGTGTGGGTTGTTTCGCCTGTTGGTGTTGGCGATATGGATGCGGACGCACTCTTCTGTGCGAAGATTGTCGGCACCCTGTCGGGCTACGACCGTCCTGTGATGTATATCGCACCGAAGGTTCGCATGGTTCGCGGTTTCCAAGTCTCGTTCAACGAGACGGCATACAGTTCTATGCCTTGGGAAATGCGTCCTCTGAACCTGTCGGCTGGTGAAGTGTCCTCGTCTGCCCGTCTTGGCGACATCGGCACCCGCCGCACCGGACTGCTCTACGTCGGCGGTTAATCTGTTACCCATTGACTGAACTTGAGGGGCGTTGCATTAGTGCAGCGCCCCTTTTGTTTGGACCGTAGATGCACACCATTCCTGTTGAACACGTCAAGGACTCGCATCAGCTAATCGCTGAGGGGCGAGTAGACTTGTTCACCCTCACTCCTTCTGGCGGATCGGGCAACGTCAACTTCAAAGCCGACAACGATGTAACCTATCGCGGCATCGTTTACACTGGCCTGCCAATGACCTTGAGTGGTGAGAAGCGCACGGCAGAGACCGGCCTCAATATGCCCAAGCTCACTATCGGTCAGACCGACATTGACTTGTCGCTGTTCAAGCCAATGATCTATGACGGCTACCTCGACAACGCTGTGATCGTAAAATCCACGGTGCTGACCAACAACCTCATCAACAACGCGAACATCCGTGAGCTTCGCACCTACCGCGTCAAGCGCGTTGAGCAGTATTCCCGCACGCAGATCATCATGCAGCTTGCCACGCTGTCGGACAGCCTCGGCTTCATGATGCCCTATCGACAGTATCTCCCACCCGCATTCCCCACGGTGAAGCTGTGACCCTAGAAGACCTCAAGTATGAGCACCTCCAAGCCATTCCTTTCACTGAGATTGGTGATCGCGATTGCTACGAATTGTGCCGTGACTTCTTCCGCGAGAACTTCAAGATCGAGCTAACGCCCTATGTGCGTCCGCACGATTGGGAGTCCGACAGCCTCGACCTGATCCGCATGTTCCACGACAACGAGGGCTTCGACAGCATCACCGATTGGCGTCCCAAGGACCTTCGCCCCGGCGACGTGCTGGCAATGTCTATCAACGAAAGCAACCCGAACCACCTTGCAATCTATGTGGGGGATGACAAAATCCTTCATCACCTGTATGGGCGCATGTCGCGCATTGAACCGCTGCACGGCTTCTGGCGTAACCACACGTCATTTATCCTTCGACACAAGGACGTTCCTGATCTAAGGCCCGTCTATCCCGATGTAGATTATATGGAATTGCTCCGTGCTAGAAACACTCCTCCAGCCGAATGATCCTATCGAACGGTGCGGTCTCGTCCTAAAGGATGGGTCCTACGTTGAGATAGAAAACATCGCAGATGACCCAGTAATAAGCTACGAGATGAGTCCCATTGAGGTGCTCCCTTACTTGACAGGGGATAGCATCATCGGCACATGGCACACTCATCCCTTCTCCCCGCCGCGTCTCAGCGGTGAGGACTATGTTGGGTTCATGGGCTGGCCGCACCTCACTCATCACGTCATTGGCGTGGAGAATGGTGAGGTCAAGGTGAAGTCCTACTACATCAAGAATGGAGCTATTCTCGAATGCGATTAATCTTCCACGGCATTCTCAGGGACCTATTCGGTCCAGAGGCACGGATGGAAGCATCGTCTATCAAAGAGGCGGTGGAAGGATTCTCACGTCAGGTAGATTGGCCCA